AGCAATCAAAGAAACTGTTTGAGTCCCGTTACATGGAGTTAGCTGATGATCATGAAGCACAAGGAAGAGGCAACGGTCAAGTATCAGAGCGGTGCGGTTCGTAGCAGCGATGCTGAGGCTACGCGCTACGACCTCATCACGCCCATCGGCCTGGCGGCCGTCGCAGCTGCCTGCGCTGAGGGGGCAGCCAAGTACTCCGACTACAACTGGGAGCGAGGCATGCCGGCGAACGACATGATCAACCACGCGCTACGGCACATCTACCTGTTCTTGGGCGGCGACCGGTCTGAGGACCATCTCGGCCACGCCGCCTGGAACATCATGGGGGCGATCCACTCTCTTGAGGTCTGGCCGGACCTCAACGAGGGCACTCTCCGAACCGGCTATTGCGAGGCACCAGTCAAATGATTTGCAAGCGCCAGGACGGCGATGAGGTTGAGGTTACTCAGTGCTGCGAGGGTCCATGGAGGGACTTCCTTGCGGGCGTAATGGCCCACACGGTGCGCCTGTGCGCCTATCTCTGCCAGGCGGCGCCTGCCAGCCGGGCAGGGGCGTACAGGGAGACCCTACACCGGCGCCTGTATTCGGCCGCGATCGCCTGGAGGTGGGTTTTTGACGGCGTCCAGAGCGAGCTGCCGTTCGAGGAGGTGTGCCTGTTTCTTGGGGTAAGCGAGGACCGGGCCAGGTCCAGGATTCTGGCCGCCAGCAGGCCGCCGGCGGACATAAATGACTTGGTGGACCGAATCCTCGAGGAATGCAGGTGCGAAGATGGCGACCCTGAGCGAAAAGCTAAGGCTTCTGGTCGAGTGGTCTCCACTGATTGGGCTCGCCTCCGAGATTTCCGGAGCCACCACCCCCTTGGAGCGAGCTTTGAAGACTTCTGCCGTCTTGCGGTGGCTGGCGGACAAGACTCAGTCGACGGAAGTGGACGACGAGCTTGTTGAGCTGCTCGAGGCAGTGCTCAAGTCGCCTGAGGGAACGGCCCTCTTCAACTATCTGACCGCCCTCGTGACGTCAATGGCCAGCCAAGAGGTCGACTGATGGTAGTTGCCATTTCAGCTGCGGCGTTCGCGGTGGCTGCGGTCGCGGTGGCGTGGCCGTACCTTCCCAGAGCGGGCTCCGGTTCTGCGCTGAGCGCGTCCGAGCGCTCGCGCTGGGTCACAAGGCTATTCGACCTGGCAGAAAAGGCCGACGAGCCTGCGGTGTCGTCGGCTGCCCGCGCTCTAATATCGGCGCTGGTGTCCGGGCCAGACCAGAAGCGAGCGAGGTAGCGATGGTTGCCCGGCTAATCGTCATTGGGCTTGCGCTGGCCGTAGGGGCGGGCGGGTGCTGCGCTCACCTGGTATCCGGATGGCTCGACCGGGCTCTGCCGTCGCCAGTTGTAGTGCCATCGGCCGTGCTGGCCGGCCTATCCGGAGAAGACGCGCGAACCATGCGCGACTTCTACGGATCAATGGCTGACATCGTGGCTCGCTCGGAGGTGATCAAGACAACACTCGACCTGCGAAACCGGCACCGAGATGCCCTGGCGATGGCGTTCGAGAAGACGGCGATGGTCGGCAAGTATCCTGGTCTGGGCGAGAGGCTCGACAAGTATCTACTTGACGCCATAGGGAGCACGGACGTCCCGCTCACGCCAGAACTGCGGCAGGCTGCTTCTTCGGCATTCGCGTCTATCAAGTAGGCGGGCGACATGGACGACATTCTCTCGCCAGACGAGATGGTCAGCGCCTACGACGGCGGGTTCATGGGGGCGATCTGCGACCCCGAGTCGACCCGTCGGCTGCTGCTCGAACTGCCGATGCCGTTCTTTGGCCACGCCCTGGCCGGGAGCGGTGCCGGCAAACTCTCGCTTCCATTCAAGGCCGTCGTGGCCTTTGAGACTGCCACTGGCCGCAAGCCATACGACGAGGCCCAAACGACGGGCGATTGCGTCAGCCATGCGGCACGGAACGCCTGCGATCTTGCAAGGGCCAATGACCCAGACCTCGAGACAACTGAGGACTGGGTCGACCGCACGGCAACCGAGCCGATCTACGGCGCGCGCGGCCACAGCGGCCAGGGCGCCATCTGCTCCGAGATCGTCCGTTGGGTCCATCGCACGGGCGGGCTCATGCTTCGCCGCAAGTACGACGATCTTGGCATCGACCTCTCGAAGTACAACGCCTCCGTCGGAATTCGCTGGGGCGGGCCGGGAGTGCCGGAGAAGGTCACGAAGGAGGCGGCCAAGCACCAAGTCGGCACGATCAGCCTCATTCAGTCCTGGCAGCAGGCCAGAGACTGCCTCGCCAACGGCTACGGCGTATTGGCGTGCAGTGATGTTGGCTTCCGGCACTCCAGGAACTCGGAGGGCGTTTCGTCTCCTTCTGGCGTATGGCATCACGCGATGGCCTGGTCGGCCGCCGACGACACGCGACCCGGCGACTGCCGCTTCCTGATTCAAAACAGCTGGGGATACAACTGGATCCAGGGCCCGCTAGTACATGACCAGCCAGAGGGATCGTTCTGGATCACGCAGGCATCAGCCCAGCGGATCATTGCTCAAGGCGGCACGTGGGCTGTGTCAAATGTTGTGGGGTTCCCGAGACGAAAGCTCAAGGACTGGGGCGGCAAGGAGGTGCTTGGATGACAATCTCCGTCGCTACCGTCGCCGTCTGGCTGGCCTTCGCCGGCGCGCCTCCAGCACCCGCGCCGCAGCCGCAGCCGACGAAGTGCTGTGGAGAATGCGGCGGGACTGGGATGGTATGGACGGGTGACAGGCTCGCCAGAGTGCCGTGCCCATGCCCGCCGACGTGCCCGTGCGCCAAGAACAGGCCGAAGCCGGCAGCTCAAGCCGAATGCAAGGGGGGCGCATGTCGGACTCAGTAAGCATCGAGCAGCTGTGCGATATGGTGCGCAGGTTGCTCCCGCTGCGCTCGCGCCTAGTCGGCCGAGAGCGCCTCAATGACCTCGTGATGATTTCCGTACAGGAGTGGCCGTGCGAGTCTCTTCTTAACGGCGAGGCGTACCACGAGATTCTCATGGAGCGCACTCGCAAGAGGGTCGTGCGCACATACGAGGCCCTGCATGGGGATGACCGGCAGTACGGGGCGCTGTGGGAGTTTGTCGTGAGCGCCGTCGCCTCCGCGATCCTGCAGCACATTCTTGAATGGTGGTGGGAGAAGAGGTCTCACCGCGTCTGTTTGGCCGGCTGGCAGAAAGCGATGGCGAAGTCATGAGCTCTATTGATATGTACGAGGCCGCCCTGCGGATGCTCGAGCGGTACGGTTTTGGCCTAGTCCTGGCGACCGCCATCCTGTGGTTCGTCAGAACGGACCTCGTGATACCGATGGTCGAGGCCCACCGGGAGTTCCTCAAGGAGATGGCGAACACCCAGAAGGACATCTCGACGGCCATAAACGAACAGACGCGATTGCTGTACACGCTCCAGCCCAAGTCGGCTGCGGCCTCCAGCGCAAACGACGAGCGACTGAACTGACATGCCTAGCCCGCAAACGCTTTCCGCGAAGAAGAAGCCGGAACCGGCGCGAACGGTTTACGTGTTGAAAACAGCAGCAGGAGACACTGTGGTGACTGCTGACACCCTCACAGTTACGGTGAAATACTAATGGCAGACGCTACTATCTCGGGCCTCCCGCTTGCCTCCGCCAGCGGCAACGCCGTTGTTCCTTCCGACAACGCGGCTGGAACGCTGACGTCCAAAGTCACGCTGGCCTCCATTGCTGCGCTTGGCGGCGGGCCACCGGCATCCCATGCCTCCTCGCACGCATCTGCTGGTGCGGACCCGATCACGCCTGCCTCTATCGGGGCTGTGGCGACATCCGACAGCAGGCTGACTGATGCCAGGACGCCGACCGCACACGCCTCGTCTCACGGCTCGGCCGGCACGGACCCCATCACGCCGGCTTCCATCGGGGCTGCGGCATCGTCGCACACGCACGCGCTTGCCAACATCACTGACGCCGGAACGGCGGCAAGCAAGGACGCGCCGTCGTCCGGCAATGCCACTTCGACGCAGGTGGTGCTTGGGTCAGACACCAGACTGACAGACAGCCGCACACCGGCGAGCCATGCGTCCACGCACCGCAGCACAGGGGCAGACTATCCGGCGCCCGTTGTTCTTTCTCCGGCTCTGTCCACAAGCCAGAACGACTGGACTCCAGGGACGGCCGACATCCTGTTCGTCACGGCATCATCGAATGTGACGATCACTGGCTTGGCCGCCTCTGCGGTGGACGGGTTCTCCGTGACGGTTGTGAACGTCGGCGCATCGAACACGGTCACGCTGGCCCATGAGTCGTCCAGCAGCACGGCGGCCAATCGGCTCAAGTCTGCCTACGGCGGCAACGTGATCCTGTATGCGGACGGAGGGTCGGCCACGCTGGTGTATCACGCCGCGTCGTCTCGCTGGAGAGTGCTGTGATCCTGAGCAGGCCATTCGACCCACGTTCGATTGGCGGCCTAGCCCTGTGGCTGGATGCCTCCGACGCCCCCTCTGCGGGCCAGTGGGCCGACAAGTCAGGCAACGCCAGGAACGCCATTCAGTTGGCGACGAATAACCAGCCCGCCCTGACATCCTCCGCGATGGCTGGCAGGCCCGCCCTGTACTTCGACGGCATCAACGACACGCTCTCGCTCGCGACCATCCCGCTGACAGCGTGGCACGCCTTCGCGGCCTGCGCACCAACCAACAGTGGCGCGGTTCTGTACGTTGCGGCAGGGACGACTCAATCGTTCACCCTGTACTCCGCTGGTTCTTCGGGGGTGCTGACGGCCAGTGGCTCCGCCACCACATCGTCTGCGCTGTACGGCATCGACTCGCGGATCGGCGCTGCCTGGAGCGACGGTGCGCTCAAGTCCTTCTACAAGGGCTACATCGGCGAGATTCTTGTTTACTCGGCTGCACTGACAACCGGGCAGGCGGCGGCTGTGACACGATACCTCTCTCGGAAGTGGGGTGTCTGATGGCCCAGCGGTACTTCATCACGGCAGAGTCCACGTACGAGGATCTGCGGCAGGCACTGAACACGGCGCTCGGCTACCCGAACGCACTGGGGAAGTCAGTGTTCCAGACCGCCCTCCAGGCACCGCGAGACTCGTTTCGCCGAGTCTTGCTGGCAGTGGACACCGACCTGACAGGGTACGCCACCATCTCTGCGGCCATCGCTCCGCTGCTTGAGAGCGATGCGATGGAAGAGCTGGATGAGGCGACGTATCTATCGGCGGTTGCCAGTGCTACATCCGGTGTCTCGTCTTGGGACGACCTGACCGGCAAGCCCAGCACGTTCACGCCTGCGGCCCACAACCAGGCGTGGTCTACGATCACATCGACGCCGACCACTCTCTCCGGGTACGGGATCACAGACGCTGTCGGCTCGTCCGACGCGCGGCTGTCTGACGCCCGCACGCCTACGGCCCACGCGGCTTCCCACGCGACCGGCGGCACAGACGCCCTCAGCCCGGCCGACATCGGGGCGGCGACCGCATCTCACTCTCACGAGATTGCGGACGTTACTGGCCTACAAACGGCCTTGGACGGCACGGCTTCTGCGTCTCACGAGCATGGCGCATCTGCGATCACCAGCGGGACAATGGACGTTGCGCGGCTTCCGGTCGGCACCGGCTCCACGCAGGTCGCGGCAGGCGACCACACGCACACGCAACTGCACGACCGCAGCCACGCGATTACCAGCACCAGCGACCACACGGCGACGGCGTGGCGGGTGTTCTATTCCAACGGCAGCGGCAACGTCACCGAGTTGGCGCTGGGTGCGAGCGGCACGGTGCTGCAAAGCAACGGGGCGTCTGCTGCCCCGTCTTTTGCGACCGTTTCTGGAGGTGGAGGCGGCAGCACATCGGCCTCCGATTTAACATCCGGCACGCTCGCCAACGCCCGCCTGTCGTCTCGCGTCCGTGCCGCGATGAACACTTACCTTTGGTCGTCTTTCCGCTAGGAGTTTCCCCATGGCCGCAGAGCCAGCATTTGCCGTTACGCCACGCGTCGCAGCAGTCAACATCGCCACAGCGAATACCAACCGTGACGGCACTGGCACCGTTGCCACGCTCATCACTGGAGCCAGCACCGGGACGCGAATTGCGGAGATCGTGGTGCAGGCCCGCGTCACGACCACCGCAGGCATGGTGCGCATTTTCCTGCACGACGGGACGACGTTCTACTTCTTCGATGAGGTGTCGATTGCCGCTGCTACAGTGTCTAACAGCGTCAAGGGCGCCCGCGTCAGCACGGCGTACCTCAACCTCATCCTTCCGAATGCGTCATGGTCGGTGCGCGTCAGTACGCACAACGCCGAGAGTATGGACGTTACGGCGCTTGGGGCGGACTTGTGAATACTGGCATCCTGACAAGCGGATACGCGCCACCGTCGATGCCGGGCGAGTTGCTCGGCGCGCCGCGATCGGTGCCAATGATCGACCCATACGGGTACGACGCCGATGCCGCTCGCTACATCGAAGCGGTTGAGCGAGCGGACGGACGACGGCTGGAATTGCAAGTGCGGTCAGCCCTCGCCACGTTTATCGCCGACCTAAAAAAAAGAGGCTGGTACACAGCCATCAAGCAGTCGTGCATTTTGTGCGGCGCGAGGACGCTGGCTGGCGCTCTTGTGCCGCTCAAGGGGGACGCGCCGACAAACAACAATTTCGTCAGCGGCGATTATAATCGGAAGTCCGGGCTGGTCGGCGACCGGTCGACGAAATACCTACGGGTCACCGGCGTCCCCGTCGGCGTGGCGTCTTCTCAATCGGTGCGCGTCACGCACGCGGGGACTGTGGGCGTTTTCGGCGAGCCGCCGCGCATAGTCGCCGGGTGCGGTACGACTACCGAGAGCGGCGCTACGCACCTAGCGCGCACTGTTAACTTTGCTAACGTTTCATTCGCTGGACGCAGTCGGACAAACCAAATATTCATTGGCGCAACTCCTAGCCTTGCGGCTCAAGGTAGCCTCTGGGCGACGGTGCGATCCGACGACACAATTCTCACGACGTATCTATTCGGCAGAACCACTCGCGCCGCGAGGCCGGCGTCGGGCACGCCTATTTCTACGGTCCACGTATTCGCCTCGCGGCAAATCTCCAATAACGCTGCGATAAACCCCGTCGACATGAGATGTGCATTCTTTCATTTTGGGGAGGCGCCTGCCGGCGACAGCGAGGTGGCCCTGCATGCACTCAACGCAACTGTAGACACACTGCTTTCCGCTCTTTCTTTGGCGATCCCATGACACTGGCTGACCTTGCGCTGCCGATTTCCTACGAGGATGCTAAGGGCTATGCCCTCGTGTTTTCCCAGCCACTGGCCCTGCGGCTCGCCGCGATCCATGCGGAGCATGGGAGCCAGAAGTGCGTGCCGATGCCGCGCATGCTCACCGATGGGCGGCTGATGCTGTGCGCGGACATCCTCACCGAGATCGAACCCGGCGGACTGCTGCACGCCATGTGGGCGGCGGCGGATAAGGCAGTCTTACTGCCAAGCGTTGAGGTAATCCCATGGGCCGACGCGGTGGCCCTGCTGCCGCCCGATCCGGTGGTCTAGGTGCGCGATACCCACAACCTAGCGCACTGAAAACGCATTGCGCCGCCTTGCCTGTCGGGTAGAATCACTGCCCGAAAGGAAGGTGGCAGAATGACGCCCGTGCTGGTCCGCAAATTCGTTGACGACGAGCCGTGCATCTACTTTGATGACGAGTCGTGGCACGACTCGGATCGCAGCGAGGTTCGCCGCAGCCGATTCGGAATATGGCAGCGTGGCGGATACGACAGTTACATGTCCGATGACGAATGGGAGACGCTGGAAGGCAGCGACAGCCTGCGATTGGAGGCTGAGTACCAGCGGCTCGTAAAGGCTGGAGAGGTTGAGGACATCGACGCGATTCCGGATCGCCCGGAATGGATTCCTGTGAGCGAGCGGTTGCCGGAACAAGGCCAGAGAGTCCTGTTTTTCGTCAACCGCAAGAACACCAACTATGCCGCTGTGTACGCAGGCGAATACCTGAAAGTGTTCGATGTCTGGGAGTATTGCCAAGCGAGCGAAAAGGGCTGGGCCTCAGCGTTCGTGACTCACTGGATGCCGGTGCCAGCGCCACCCGCCTGAGTTGCGCTACTCACCTTAGAGACGGTAGTGGCTCACTTGTTGAACGCTACGCCCGTTGTCGTTCACTTTTGGAGCGAAAGTGAGACGCCATGGCACCAGGAGACGGCCAAAGTTCCGGCCAACTTCCGCCGGGAGTGTCACGTTTTTTGTAAGAAAAACTGGACACAAAACGGCATTGCGCCCGTTGCTCCGGGCGGTAGAATTGAGCCCTGATCGTATTGGAAACTCACCGAAAAACGTATCATTTCTGATACGATTGGGGCGACATTACACGCCGCAGGTAAAGACATGAGCAACAAAGATCCGGTGGCATGGATCGCCTTCGCCACCGATGGCAGCGAGATTTCTTCGGTCTACTCGCTATATGAACA